TGTATTTACTGGACTCGTTAGAGCATTCAAGAGGAACTCTTTCCTAAAGAAGTTCCTAACCTCTGGTAGTGGTATAAACAGTTCAGACTATAAGATTACCCTACTAAATGGGTCAATACTTTTATGCAGGATTGCAGGCCAATCTGGCACTGGTGCTAATCTAATTGGTTTGCATACTCCATTTATCTGTGTGGATGAGGGTGGATACTTTCCTCACGCAGCTTGGCAAGAAATGCAACCATCGTTGAATGTCTGGACACCTGGATATAGGGAACTAGTAGCTGGTGTACCTACTGGAATGAGAGAGAAGAATGTGCTCTATCAAGCAGATATGGAAAGTGATGTATACACTAAACATAGAGTATCAGCATTGCAGAACCCTAGAATGACGGAAGTAGATTTAGCTAAGGCAATAGACCAATACGGTGGGGATGACACTGATGACTACATCCACTATGTATTAGGACAACATGGCAAGCCAGTATTTTCTATCTTTGATAGAACTACAATGAAGATAGATAACTACCCAGTTCTAAAGTCAGAAGTTAATGGTGTAGAGCTGAATAACGAAAGTAGCATATTATCAGTTGCCGAAACATTTCCCATGATAAAAGACTTGGGTACATATGAAACAACCATGTTTGGTATAGACTTAGGATACACCGAGCCAACCGCTATTCTTATTATGAGAGTGTCATCTGCTGGAAACATTAGATTTCACGGAAGGATACAGCTAACTAAAGTATCATATCCAATACAGGAAAAGTTCATAGATATACTGGATAGTAGATTTAAACCGTCCATCTTGGGAATAGATAAGGGTAGTTCTGGTATGTCACTAATTCAGCATCTAATGGAAGATGACAGCTATAAAGGAAAGGACTACAAGTCTAGAGTTATCCCAATAGATTTTTCATCGTCAATAGTTATAGGAAGAACAGCAGATGGTGAAGAAATAAAGACTAAGACTAAAGCTTTTACCACATCAATTCTACAAGATTATACTAATAATCATAGAATAACATATTCATCTACTGATATAGATCTAATAGCAGAACTAGAAAGAATGACATTTACGAAGACCCCTTCTGGAGAAATAGTCTATAAGACTGTAACTCCAAGAGGAGGTAAAAGAGGAGAAGACCACTTCACAGCAGCGCTCTTGTGCGGTGTTGGAGCATACTATCTTGAGAATGAAAACTTAAATCTCAAGCACAGTAAACCTAAATTAATGAGAGCGATATGGGTATAAAATTATGAAAAATATAAGTGATAAAGAACTAACAGCCGTAGTAAATAAGATGAAACATTTCTCCGCTGTAGCGTCTCTTACTGGAGACAACAAAGAGAATCCTTGGACTAGTGTTGACAAAGAACTATCGTCAGACATAGATTATGATTTCTATGTGGAGACTATAAAGATGATTAGATTCTTCTATCGCACTGAACCTATGGTATCTACAGTTATAAACAAACTAGTTGAGATTGGAACTGGGGAACTAATAATCTCTAAAGATAGACTATCAGACAATGAACATAGAGCATTTCTATTTATAAAAGATAAACTGATAAATTTCTCAGCCATAATGGCACAGGAATATCTATTATCTGGATTAGTAGTTCCAGAAATAGGTTTTAGTGCTGTAGATAGCAATGTAACTAAGGCATTTGGACTAAAGAAATACTCAAGTTTGCAAGTTCCTGACTCTATGTACGTCAGAGATCCAAGCACAATAGTAATTTTGTCGTCTATAATAACAGATAAACCGTCATATTATGTTAAGATACCCGAAGATATGGTAAAATTCATTAAGGATAAAGGTGTCTATGATGGAGAAAGGGAAGATAAAGACCTTTATGTAGCACTAAAGAAGATGTACCCTGAATTTGTTAAGGAAGTTGAATCTGGAAAAGAGGAAGTTCTATTGACAAATCCTAACATTATTCGTAGGAAATATCTTCCAGATAATCCTTACCCAGTTCCATTTGTATCTTCATCTTTGGATGCATTACAGCATAAGAGACAAATGAGAAGAATGGACTACTCCTTAATGGATAAGATAATCAATGCCATTCTTCATATTAAAGCAGGTAGTGACGAATTTCCTATCACAGAAGCAGAAGAAGATGTGGAATTTCTCGCCACGCTAAAGAGCCAATTAGCTTTTAGAGATAGAAGCAATGGTGAAACAGATAAGCTATTTCAACTTATTACGTCACACATAGTAGACATAAACTGGATATTTCCAGATAGTGAAATTCTACTTAGTGATGCTAAATACAGTGACATAAACCAAGAGATACTTTTTGGATTAGGATTTCCTCAATCTTTGATTACAGGAGAGACTAAAAGAAGTGGAGCAGGTGATGTGGAGATGTCATTAGTCAGCCCAATAAAGACGATGGAAAGCTATAGACTAGCATTAACTCCTGTCTTACAGCAGATATGCTACGATATGGCTGAAAAGAATGGCATGAAAAATGCACCAACAGTAAGTTTTGCTCCAATAAATCTACACAAATTCACTGATTTTGTAGATGCTTTGAAATCATTGTACGAGGTTTCTGCCGTGAGTAGAACTACATTCGCTGGATACTTGGGAAGAGATTTCGAGACAGAGGTTGATTTATTAGAATCAGAAGTAAATCTTCTAAAGTCTAAGAACCTACCTATCTTTGGAGAAACTCCAAATAGTAGAAATCCTAATGATACTGGAAATACACAAGACACACAACCTGTAGAAGATGAGCCCGTAACAGAAGATACGGTTACGGAATAGGAGTGAATAATGAAGTTTATTACTAAGATAGAAAGTGAGTTCTCTGAAATAGGAGATGTAGTAGAAGTAACAGATGCAGACAAAGAAGTAGCCGCATCAATCTCTGATAACTCACTGATTTCTTGGGCTAAGTTTGTACTTACGGACTCTAGTCCAAATGCGAACTATCAGAGGATACCGAAGAGCGAGTTTGCTTCTCTAGTAAAATCTGGTGTCAATATGCCGCTAAAGATGGCGGCAGGTGAGATAAGAGATGGTCACGATGGTGCAACTCCTTTAGGAGTAATCACTAATCTCTCAGTAGAAAATAATCAGATACTTGCGCTAGCCGCATTATGGTCAGCAGAAAGGCCGGCTGATATTTCCTACATTAAAGAAAAATTAGCTGCTAAAGAACCAGTATCTGTTTCTTGGGAGCTTTTATATACAGACTCAGTTTATACTGATGCTGGTATTGAGGACATTTACGGAATAACATTAAGAGCTGCAACCGTTGTTGGGAGACCTGCATACGAAGACAGGACTCCAGTTTTAGCAGTAGCTGCAAAGAAAAAGTCAACGAAGAAAGAACCAGTTCGTAAATGGACTAAGCCTTATTTAGAACAATTGCCAGATAGTGCATTCCTTTTGATAGGACGTGGTAAAGGCAATGAAGAAGCACGATTGTTCCCGTATCGAGATTTATCAGGAAATGTTGATGTTAGCAGATTAGAAAAATCACTAGCAGAAACAGCAGACTCAAACTTGTCGGAAAACGTACTCAAAGGAGTACGAGCGAGAGCCAAGCGACTACTCTTGGTAATTGAAGAAGCTGATGCATCGGTACATGACAATAGTGATATAGAATTGGAGGATAATACCTTGGACACAATTGATGAACTCAATGGCAAAGTAGCTGATCTTAAGGCAGAACTAGCCGAAGAAAAAAACAAACTGGCTTTAGCTGAGGAAAAAGTGGAGACGCTTGATACCCTTACTAATGAAGTTAATAGCCTTCGAGAATTTAAAGCTAAGATTGACGAAGAAGCAGAACGTGCTTCTAAGTTGTTAGGCATCAAAGCTAAATTCGAGGAAGCTGGTATTGTAAAAGAAGAGACTTATTTTGACGAGAAAGCAGATTCACTATTAGGTCTCGCAGAAGAATCACTTGACTTTATGATCCAAGAAATGGTGGCATTTTCTACTGTAGTAGATGAAGATGATGACACTGAGGTTGTGGCATCTAAGATACCCAACCTTGTTTCTGGAACAGTTAAGACTGACAAGAAATCTCTAGTTGAAGCACTTCGCAAACTAGAAGAAAAAAAATAGAGGAGATTACTAATGGAAATTAATGCTTTTGAAGATGTCATTGGCGTAGTTGCTAATGCTGACGTTGTTGAGGGTAGGTTCGTTGTACTTTGCGCACATACCTTTGATACAGACTTCGGTAGCCAAACAGATTTGCCTGGTGCTAAGGTTCCAGCAACTGCTGAGGAAGCTCGCCGAGCTAAATATATTGTTACTTGGGCTGTAGATAATAGGCCACTGCCTATTACTCAATCCTTCCCACAACTGAGCTATGCTCTTCGTGGTGGATTTGACCAAGCTGCGAATACCCCGTACTCTGCTACGATGTATACTACCTATCCTGGAAATCAAAACGGACTTACTATTCCTTCGGGCGTAAATGCTCTTGCGTTTAGCAATGGTACGTTTACACTTCCTTCTGGTTGCTACGTCTACAGCTCAGATATTATCGTTCCTGGTGCACTTCTCGAAGTGCTGAATACCGCTGACGATACGACTGATGCAGGAAAGCTTAGCTACACTGCCGCAGACGCTGTGGGTATTCACTTTGAAACCTACGGATATGATTCTGACACGAACGAACTCACTGTCAAATCACGCTAATAGAAAACTGGAGGAATAAATAGAAATGGATAACAAAACACAAGAAGCTATTTCTGCAATGATGAAATCTGGTAAGAGGGAAGCCCTTGCCGAATTAATTGTAGAGTTTGTGGAACCTAATCACATTGCGACCGACTTCGTTGGTCTCTTACTGAATACTCGTTCCCTAAAACCTGGTGATGCTTTACTAAAGAAAGTACGCAAAGGCATCAAAGTTCGTACTCTAGTTCCTGGTGCTATGCATCTAGCGAACGAAATCACACTGTCAGATCGTATCAATTACATTCTTGATGGTGCTGATATCAAAGTTACCGCAAATGCGTGGGAACTCGAATCTGGAGAGTTGGGTGAAGTTAGTGCTATCAAAAATGAAATGCTAATGACGCTCAAAGACTTCTACCTGAACAAAGTATTTACTGCTTTGTCCTCGGTATGGTCTGCCATAAATACTCCTAGTAACTACACCGCAGTCTCTGGTGATATTACAGCTACAGCACTTAAAAATGCTATTGATGCAATCAACCAGAACACAGGTGGAGTGAAAGCAGTTATTGGTACTCGTGCTGCATTGACACCTATTACTACGTTTGGTGGGTTCTGGACTGATGGTTCAGCAAACTTCGCCGTACCTAGTAACATCGAAGAAATTATGTCAACCGGCTGGCTTGGTAAGTACTATGGTGCTCCAATCTTGGCTATTGACCAACAGTACGACAATCCAGAAGATTACAACACCCTTATTCCTACTAACAAGATCCTTGTTATTGGTGAAAATGTTGGTGAGTTCATTACCTATGGTGAAGTAAAAACCAAAGAATGGACTGACATGAGACCTACACCTCCACAATGGTATTTGGAACTGTACCAACAGTTCGGACTTATCATCGACAAGGCTGCTGGTATCTATGTCATTGAATTGACCTAGTAATTAGTTAGTTTAGTAACACTATTGGAGGAGGAACTTTATCCTCCTCCAGTATTTTTTTAAAAAATTGTTTATAAAGGAGAAGATGAGAATGATGAGTAAAAATGTAGGAGACGTAAACGCAACTAACGCAATTTTACAGGGTGGGGATGGTGGAGAGCCTATCGTAACTTATAAGAAAGCTATACGAGGAAAAGTATTTGTCAATGTATGGGATACTTTTTTAGAATCTCCAGAAGGACTCATGCTATATGGTGAGGAAGGAAGCGAAACATCCATATATGATATTTGGAATACCAAAGAACTTAGATACTTTGAGCTGAGAAATAAACGATTGCTTGAAACTGGTTACTTGATTAAGTATACAAGAAAAGAACCAACACAGGAAATATCAAATAGGAAAGAAGCGCTTACGGACGAACAATTGACTAAGGTGCTGAAAGATAAATTCTTCACACTTCAAAGCTTCTTAGCTGATGTTGATTCTGTTCCTGTAATTTATAGAATGTTAGTGTTAGCTGAAGAACTGGGCAAGCCAGCTAAGACTATTGATTTTATTAAGTCTAAGCTTTCTGACGTTCAATCATTTGTGCCCTTAGCTCTGCAAGAAGAAGAGGAGTAAAGTATGGCGACCACCACTTTAGATTACCTACTTCCAGTTCTTAGAATGAAGTTGGGAGATAACGACTCAACCAGATATACTGACGATTGGTTGATTACATCTATGATAGCGGCAGTTAGCGATCTAGAACGTTGGTGGGGTAGTAAGTATCTTGCCGACAGTGATGCACTTACAGTAGAAAGAAATGAAATCTATACGTCATTTGTTACAGAAGAACCTCCTGTAATACAAACGTATGATGAGTATATTATAGTGCTTATGGCATCTATAATCGTAAAGAGTGGACAACTTGAGAATATGTCATGGTCTCTAGGGAGATGGCAAGATGCAGAAATTTCTGTATCCAATATTGCTGGTGGAGATGCGAAGAAATATGGCATAACTAATGACTTAGCTGAGCTAATGTCTATCATCAAGCCACCTATGAAGAGGCTGTTCTCTGCTACAAGAGGATCAGTACCAGAAGCTTAGAGTAATAAGGAGAAACGATATGGAAAAATTAAAGGGTTTGTGGATTTCAGACTTAGGTGTACCTACTGGATTTGCTAGGGTATCCCATAGTATTATAGAGAATATTAAAGATAGAGTTGATATTACAGGATTTGGAGTTAACTATCAAGGTAATCCACACCAACTAGGGATAGATATTTATCCCGCAACTGGTGGTCCTGAAGACCCTATGGGATTTTCAAAAATAGCAGATACAGTAAACAGAGCTAAGTACGACTTTATATATATGCTACAGGATGTTTGGGTAATAAATAGATACCTTGCTGAGATTAAGAGCAAAGTAGATGTAGATAAAATTCCCAAGATTATAATTTACTTTCCAGTCGATGCGGAAGAGCATGATAAGGAATGGTACTCGAACTTTGACATTGTAACTAAGATAGTAACGTACACTGAGTACGCTAAAGGGGTAGTACTAGAGGCATCTCCAGAATTGGATATTGATGTAATTCCTCACGGAGTAGACAGTGATAAGTTCTACACTTCATTTAGAAGCAGAGATGAAGCTAAACAAGAAGTATTTGCCAAGCAAAAATCATACGCTGACTTTATAGTTCTAAACTCAAATAGAAATCAACCTAGAAAAAGATTAGATTTGACTCTGAGAGGATTTAAAATCTTCGCAGAAGGCAAGGATGATGTAGCTATCTATATGCATTGTGGTGTGATTGATTCATCTATTGATGTTGCAAAGCTAGCAGTTAGACTTGGCATTGATAACAAACTTGTTATGACCAATATGATAAGAGGTCCACAATCAGTAAGTGACAAAGACCTAAACCTAATTTTAAATGCTTGTGATGTTGGTATCAACACATCATTAGGAGAAGGTTGGGGATTATGTGCCATAGAACATGCAGCAACTGGCGCACCTCAAATTGTACCAGATAGTAGCGCATGTAAAGAGCTATTTGGAGATGGCATTGGTATTCTAATCCCTACAGTTGCAGATTATACTTTTGATGGTGTTATGACAGTAGGGAAATTAGTATCACCAGAAGGCGTTGCTGAAGCACTAGAGATAGCATATAAAGCCCACAAAGAAGGAAGAGACATAGGTAAGGATGGCAAGGTAAAATTCCTGTCTGATAAATACGATTGGAAAGTTATAGCGGAGCAATGGTACTCTGCGATTGTTGAGGCTACAAAATAATGAATATTGCTTGGCCATCGAACACTGCTGATATTATAGAAGAAATAATAAACACTGATGGAAGACCAGTTACCTTCAATTATGTTGTATCTGTTTCTGGATGCACTGATTGTGGAATAAACCCAATCACTAATAGACCAACTGATCCATTTTGTGAAGTTTGTTCTGGAATATACTGGATACCAACATATAGTGGTGTCTCTAAGACATGCCATGTAACGTGGAAAAATGCAGACGATTTAAGGTGGTCAACTGGTGGGCAATATTTTATTGGAGACGCAAAGATAAAATTAATCTACTCCGCAGAGAACTATACCCTAGTTACTAATGCTACATCAATAGAGGTAGATGATAAAGTACTTACAAGGAACAAGATAACTCTTTTAGGTGTTCCAACTGTGAATAGGATAATAGTCCATGCTGAGGAAAAGGAGAAGGATAATGAGTAATAATGGTGTGATACAGGAAGTAGATGTGCTAGAAATGATTAGAAATGTAGGGAAGAGAAACAAAAGACTACAGGCTGTTCTCTTGAGTGCTATTGAGGAAACCGTTGGTAAGAACACTCCAGAATTCAGTAAGTTTAGAAAGCTTGTTCTTGATGAAACTAATGGGTTTACTAGGGCAGTTGTTAGGGATGTGTTTGGTGATATTGAATATATGCTGAGGTAGTAATGTACATTAAAGCCCTAGATGATGCTATAAAAGGAGCTGAGAGTATATCAAACTATACCAATATCCTTAGAATATCTGAGATGTTTCTCAACGATGAAGAAAGAGAAATAAGAAAAAGCATAGAGAAGGTAATAACTAGAGACGGATATCCTACCGATTATCTAATCAGAAGCGTTATAGATATAATCTTGAGAGATATAGATATGGGAGAAATACTAGCTAATCATGTAGCCAGCGCTGTAGCAACAAATACAGAGTTTGGAAATAGGATGCTATTTTTCCCTTTACTCAGTGCAGCTAGAAGCTCTAGAAACTTTACTACTATAGTTAATGGGACTGGATGGGGATCTGCTATAAATGTCATTATAAACATGGACTCCACTGCTGGCACTTTAGACGAATATGCTAGCGGAGTGAAGGCAGTAAGAGAGGCACTACAGGCTGAGGCTGATATGGCAAAGGCCATGAGACCAAAGCACTGGAAGAAATCAAAACCTAAAGCTAGAGACCCAATAGCTGCATCTCGTTACTGGAAAAAGCATGTCTATCAAAATCCAAATCAGATGTTCTATAATACAACTATGGAAGAAAGAATAAGATTATCTGGAAGTCCAGCACCCTATTGGAAGCTACTAGATAAAGGAAGTATAAGTATGCAATCAGATTGGGGAGGTATACCTTATCCTCAAGGAACTGCCACAAACTTTATTGACAATGCTGCGACCGAAATAAGAAGAGAATTCAAAGCTGGAATGCTTGCGGCAGAAAATAGGTTTCTAAAGTTCTCTAGAACTATAATGGATATGTACAAACAGATAGATGGGGATTTAGATCGCATAGCAAATAGAGCTAGAGAAGTGCAGCTTACTGATATAACCAAAGTAGCTGCCCTGATTAATAGGTATGGAGATGATTTAGACGTTCGTAAAATGCACTCAACATTAGATGCAATTTCTAGAGGGGATAACATAAAGACCACTGCTGAGGGAAGAATAGAGATGACAGCTAGGGGAGGTCATACTAAAAGGGTAAGACCGTATCTAAGTACATTGATAGCAGGAATGAGGTAAACATATGGAAATTCAATATGCAGAAACAAAGGAAGATATAAGCGTACTAGTATTCATTAAGGCACTATTTGCCGACACTGACTTCGTAACAGTTGTTGATGAGTATCCCGATACAGAATTAACTATTCCAACTGTTTCAGTGGAACAAGGAACCACTATACTTACTGAATATGAAATGGGTAACAGAAGTGGTAGAAGAATTAGAGAGTATGTTATTAATATATTTGCCAGAAATAAATCTCAGAGAGATGACTACTCATATAGAGTGGTAAATGCTCTAGAAAATGGCATAATAGTGTATAATTATAATGAGGGTTTTCCACCAGAAGTTACACCAACTGTGTTGGAACATCTCAACGTAGTATCTAGACGCATTATTCCGATAGAGGTACTACCTGAACTAGTAGAAAAACTTTACTTTCGTTCTATGGTAAAATTTGTAGCAACGAATGATAGAGATTAGGAGACAAATAGATGACAAGAATCGCAATACCATCGAAAGAATTAGAACTTCAACTTATAGGACCTAGAGGAGCATATCACGCTGCTAGGATACAACGAGTCTCACTCGGAACTGAAATTCCATCGGAGACCAAGGATGAAATGGGCAATCCACAACACGTTGGATTGACAAAAGATACTCCTAATGTAACCTTATCATTCTCTGCGTTTGATGTTGGAGTCAAGATATTCTCAACTCTCACTGGAACAGATGCCGATAGCTACCCTGCTGGTGGCGTTGACATTAGCAATCTAGGAGAAATAGATGCTGCCCTCATGGTCAAAGACCCCGATGCAGCGGACTACATCAAATCAATCCATGCTGGAAAACTTCAAATCCGTGACTTTACTTTCAACTATTCTGTTGATGGTGATTCCACAGAAGAGTATACAGCTATTGGTACTAACCGTAGATATCTTAAATACGACTGTGTTACTGAATTATTTGTAACTGGAACTACTTCGTTTGTACTAGCAGATACTCCCGTAACTAGAGAGAATGGTGATGAATCAATCCTCTCAGTTATCCTAGACGGAGTTTACCTAACAAGATCATCTGGTGTACTGGCTACTGGAGAGTACTCAGTTTCTGGTGATACAGTTACTACCTTTGACTCACGAGTCGCTAGGTGTGTTATTGTTTACCATGCGGATCCTTCTGGTGATAACTGGACAGATATCGGTGACGACACCATGCCTATAGCAATTAAGGGCAAGGATGTATCAGTAGAAATTACCTCAGAAGCTATTGACAGAATTCAGTCGATAAATATCAACGGTAACTTAAATGTAACTCCAGTAAAAGAACTTGGTAATAGAGAAGCGGTTGGCTATCAACGTCAGGTTCCTTCAATTGAAGGCTCCATCACCGTACTCGATACTAATACAGATCTCGTTTCATTGCTGACAGAAGGTGTTGTTGGTAGTGGAGTGGAGTGGCAACCTGGAGAGGGTTGTGGTAGTAACAACTTCACCTTGAAGATCGAACTCTCAGACCCTTGTGATATAGTGTCGCCTATTGACGTGAAAAAGACAGTTTATCTGTCCGAAGTAACTCTTACTGGTGATAGCTATTCCTCTAACGTGAATGACAACGCCGCAGTTACTTATAACTTTATGAGCAACGATGCTGCATGTATCATCTACAGTGGAGCAATGTAATATAGTAATACAGTAATACAATAAAATATACAAGGCCAAATTTAAGGAGTACTACCAAGGGGCCATAATACTTTTCAAGACGATATTGTATTATGGCCCCTTTTATTTTAATAATAGGAGATTATAGGATGAATGCAGAAAAGAATGATGTTGATGTTAGGAGATTATTTACTTGGGGCACAGCGTTTGAACTAAGTTACCCAGGTACAGATGAAGTATCTTTGGTTTACATGAGATTAGTAGGCGATGAGGATATGAATAAGGCCAGAGTATATGCCCTTAGAGAGAGCAAGAAATTTAGAAATATACTGAAAGATCCGGAAAGTGACGAGCGTATGGCTCTAATTCCATCAGTGGGAGATATTTCTGATAGTGATCTAGTGCAGTTAGTAGCTATGTTCTCTACTAGAAATTTATCTAAGCGGTCTGTTAGAGAGGTATCCATAAGACTTCCTAAGCAACCTAAAGATGACGCCTCACTAGAAGACCAAGAAGAGTATCAGTCTAAGGTAGACTCGTACGAGAGTAGCTTAGAGTTAGCTAGAATGAATTTTGTAAAAGAAGGAATTGAGGAGATAAAGGTAGCCATTGCGAAGCTGTCTCCAGAGGAGTTATACGACCTCTATGTGAAATCTCTTATTGATGAATTCTGCGAACTAAAGTCGTTGTCTGCACTTAGAGACTTTACTACTTACTTTGGTACTTTTTCAGATAGCGATTTTAAACATAGATATTTTGAAAGCTTAGATCAACTACTGAACTTACCTACACACCTGAAAGATCAGTTTATTTCTGCATATCAATCGCTAGAAATTGGTGGCGAAGAACTAAAAAAATTGCAGGGAGCAACGCAGTAGGGTCACTCTGGTCAATAACCAGTGCGTTGAAAATCCCATTAGATGAGAAAATAACAAAGCTATCGGATATCCCCTACACTATCAGTTTTGTTATAAGAAAGAGATTACAGATAGATAATCTAAATGAACTTCCCAAAGATAAGAGACCTCCAGAGTCAATAATTTGGGATGGCACTTCTCAAGACTTAGATAAGTGGATAGAGAAGATGTATGATAAGAAGGGAGATGATGGGATAGTCCTATCATTACCAGATATAGAAGGATAAAAGTTTATGTCAGAACTAAACAAAGCAGAACAAGAAGCTGAAAAACTTAAAGCTAAGCTACTAGAAGCTAACTCTGAGGCAGCTAAATTAAGTCAAACTTTGATAGCCGCATTTGGAAGTGTTAGCTCTCTTAAAGAGTATGATGCTGCACTTAGTTCTGTAGTGGCATCATCTCTTGCAATGAATAGACTCGGAGCTGGAAGCATAGCAGATGCTGAGAAAAGAATTCAGCTTATGGGAAAGGAGATAGCACAGCTTAGAGAGATTGGTAAGCTGTCCACCCTTGCTACTACTATTCATACTCCAATTGCAAAACGAGCCAACACTAGAGTAGCCCCAGAAGAGACTAAAGCATATAAGGATGCTATAGAAGACTTTACAGGTAAAACAGCTAAAGCTATCTCTGGATTTACTTCTGGAAAGGAAGCATTGTCCATTATAAAGGACATGAAGACTCAGTTCAAAGAAACTGGACTGGAGGCTGTCCAACTAAATAAAGTAGTTGGTGCTATAGAAAATAATCTGATTAGACTTAAGGGTACTCTTTCTCATGGAAATAATCTAAGTACAGCAGTAGGTGGCTTATACGATAAGTCCGGCACTAAGATGGGAGATGCGAGTGGGAAACTAAATGAAGCTGGCTTCCTAAGCGAACTAGAGAACAAGCTTCCGTTTGACGAAACTAAAGCAAATGCTGTTAGCAGTTTTTCTAACAAGATTAAAGAGCTAGGCTTATCAATACAGTCAATATCATCTCCTACTGTAGCTCTTGATGGGGAGATGACTAGTGTTACTGCCACAGTAACTACTACTTCTGGAGCAGTCATAAGGCTATCTGAAACATTTGATAAGGCCGGTCGATCTGCACAGCAAGCTATGCAACAGATGGCATCTAGTAAGAGAGTCAACGACAAGATGTTTGAGGCTGCTGCTAGGCAGGGATATACTCCTGACATGCTCACAAGTATGGAGCAAAAGGGTGAGCAGGGAGTAGTCAGGGGAAGATTTGAAACATTAGATACTGACGGAATAAAAAAACAACTGGATATATTCAGGGATAAACGTGGCAACGTAATCCCTAATATCTCTAGACAATATCAAACCTTTACTCAGGGCATAATTAGAAATACAAGAGAACTATTGAAGTGGACTGTGGCTATGGGAGTAGTTTACGCACCACTTCAAAAGCTAGGCGAACTGTTCACCTTGATGATTGCTAATGAAGTAAAGTTAGCAGAAGCCACAAGAGCAGTAAGTGAGGATGTAGCTTCTAGTTCTAAAGTGTTTGAAGACGTATACGCATCAGCTAAGCAAGCTGGAGAAGGTATGACTGGAACTCTAGATGCCTTTACTCAGGCATTTAGAGCCACTGGTTCCACTGCTGACGCAACAGTAAGATACGCTGAATCTCTTAATCTTCTAAATGCATCATTAACACTGTCTAAGTTATCTACCTTAAACCAAGCAGATGCTATTGATACGTTATCCGCTGCACTTTTACAACAGGACATGTCACTTACTCAGGGAACAGAATTATTGGACAAGTGGGTAAACGTATCTAATAATGCTAACACAGACTTAGCTACTTTAGCAACTGGCTTCTCAGTATTGGGGGATTCAGCAGATGCTGCCGGTATAGGTATAGATGAACTAAATGGTATCATAGCTGCACTATCTTCTGTTACAGGAGTGACATCTAGCTCTGGAGTTGCAAACATTGCTAAGGCAATTGTTGGTAACTTCACTGGAGACTTAGCTGTAGGTGAGCTAAATAAGATAGGCGTCTCTGTAAAGAAACTCAATGGTGAAAATAGAGAGTTCATGGATGTGATGGAAGAGATAGCTACTAAAAGGAAAGCTGGTATCATTGGAGATACTGCATTTGGAGACATATCGTCTGCTATAGGTGGTGGTGGTGTACGTAGAAAGGCTCAAGTTCAGTCATTTATTCAGGGTTTCGATATAGTAAAAAGAGTAGCAGATGTTTCAGCAAATACAATTGGAGGAGAATCTGAAACAGCTCTAGCCAGACAATTGGATACAGTACAAACAGCTACTACAAGACTCAGCAACACTTTCCAACAATTAGCTCAAACATTAGGAAGTGAAGGTGGAGTACTTGATACTATGAGTGCTCTAGTAGATTTTGGTACTAAGGCTGTAGAAGTAATAAATGGTATAGCTAAAGCAGCAGGGAAAGCCGGACCTGCTCTAGTTTCACTTGGGCTTATTGCTGGATTAATGGCTGGAAAGAATAAGGGTGGACTATTCAACATGATTTTAGGTGGTGGTGAGGGAGGAGGAATAAGTGGAGCACTTCAAAAATTAGGTAATAGTGCTGCATTTGCTAAGCTAAGTACTTGGTCTAATAGGGATATGTTTTCAAAGCCCACAACAATTCCGTTCTCTCCAGGATTTCAACCAACTGGTGTAACTGGTCCACAAGTTGCTGGACCCTCAGATCTAGGCAAAGCGGCTGGTATAGGAACTAATGCTTTTATAGGAGGAGGGATTACCGCTCTATCTAATTTGTCACAAGGCAAGTCAGAAGAGGCAGTAGGTAACTTAATAGGAGCTAGTTTTGGTGCGGCTATAGGAAAAAATGCTGTATGGGCTGCCATAGGTTCTCTAATAGGTGAGAGCCTAATTAAGACATTTGTAACTTTTGATATTGACTGGACACAATTTGGACTTGGACTAACCGATACATCAGCAGCTCAAACTGATACAGGTGAAGTAACAGATGAAGCGGAAAAACTAAAGAAAATAGAATCTGAGTTATTTAAAAGCATAGGCGCGTTTAATAATGAGACACTGGGTAAAATGTCAGCGGCTTGGTATGCCGTATCTGGTTATCTTTTTGGCGGAAAAGAGCAAAAAGACGAAGAGGGCAAGATGCTTTCTCAAGTTAGAATGGCTGGAATACTGGCGGAGAAATATAAGCCAGAAGCTTATACTAGAGCGCAAGATAAGCTAGGAGCCTTATACAGAGAAACTGGAAATGAGGAATATCTAATTGGAGGTGCGCCACAAACAAATAGAGACATACAAGAAACTCTAGCAAAGGCGAAACAAAACGCTCCACTAACAGAGGGACTGGTTACAGGTAAGAGAGAAGAGCTGTATGATACAAGACTAACTGGGGATATAACTGCGAAAGAATTTGATGTTGCTGAGGATAAACTAAATTCATTTAGCAATTTAGCTAACTCTCATGCCGCCGCATTTGGAGAGATATTAAAGAGTAATTCTGATGAGATAAATACAGAAGCAGATCTCTATGCTGGACTTTTAGATCTGATCGTAGATGGAAATCAGGAGCAAGTAGATTTAGTAAACATGCTAGTTACTGCTGGAAGAGAGGCGCAAGACCTCATAGATAACTGGCAACCTGGGGACAAAGAGGTAACTATCTTCTACAAGACAGAGATGGTATCTCCAGATATTGCTGCTGCTGGGTACATGAAGGACGCTGCTGAGGCAGCCCTTTCTGGCATTACTCAGACTAGAATAAATAAAGAAGAGGAAGAAAAAGCTAAAATAGAAAAACTTCCTATCCAGCAATTAGATATTCCTAAGTCTCAGCAAGGTCAGCTAATGGCTACGTACAATAGTATAGTAGAGCAACTTGGTGGAAGAGAAAACAATCCATTCGTGAATGAGGAAGATTTAGGTGTTATTTTTAACGATAATGGTACTGATATTTTACACGCAGATAATATGATTCTCAGAATGGCTATGGATAGACTAGTAGATATAAATCAAAAACAACTTGATGGTATGTACAATATTCCAGAAGGTGCTACCTTTATGGTTCCGCTAACCGCTGCTTCTTATGGTAGAGGTGAAAATGCTCCTGGTGCCGGAGGTGGTGCAGGTTTTGATA